TACAGGCAATTGAGCACGAGCTGTGCACGCCATACTACGCCGCCCTCTCCCTGCATCGTGTGGACTTGCCGGCACTCTGCCGGTCGATGCGGGAGGAAGCAGGGCTGCCAGAACAGGAGGAGATGCAATGACCAAAGACGATCTGCGCCGATACGGCAGCATCCGGCGGGAGCTCGCCGACATCACAAGGCGGCTGAACGCACTGGAAGAAAGCAAGGGCTGCCACGGCGTGACATACGGCGACAGTCCGCACCAGTGGGGAGAACCGCTGTCAGAGGCACAGCGGTATGTGGAGAAGAAGGAAACACTGGAACGGCTCTACCGGAGAAAGCAGTGTATCCTGCTGGAGGAACAGGCAGCCGTGGAGAACGCCATCGACACCCTGCCGCCGGAGCTGCGTCGGCTGATGCGGCTGCGGTATCTGGACGGCATGACCTGCGAACAGGTCTGCGTGGAACTGCCCTGCTCCTGGGACACGTTCCACCGGTGGCACAGAAAGGCACTGGCGATGCTGGAATAATCGTATGGAATCGTACATACCACCTGTGCTATAATGATAACATCAAAGATTGACAAGAACCGCTGCGGGGAGACCTGCGGCGGTTCTGACGGTTCGGTGAAAGGACGGTGACTCACCACATGCCATACAAACAGCGCACCCAATGCCGCCACCCCGGCTGTCCTGCGCTGGTACAGGTTGGGTACAAGTACTGTGATGCGCACAGGAGCCAGCATGCAGATGCAAGCCGCAGTGCAGCAGCAAGAGGATACAGCACAAGATGGCAGCGCATCAGCAAGAGATATCTTCAGGAGCATCCCCTGTGCGCACGCTGCGGCAGACCGGCACAGGTGGTAGACCACATCGTCCCCCACAGAGGCAGAGAGCAGCTGTTCTGGGATGAGAGCAACTGGCAAGCCTTATGCAAACCTTGCCACGACAAGAAAACCGGCGAGGAGGACAGCCACCCGACCTACGAATACTAGGGGGAGGGGGTATCAAAATCTCTGCCGCAAAGACGTACCGGAGACCGGCGCCCAACTCCGTGCGGGAAATCGCAAAATAGCAGGGCGGGGGTTATGCAGGAGGTGATGCAAAATGGCAGGCAGAAAGCCGAAGCCTACAAATCTGAAAGTGCTGGAGGGCAATCCAGGCAAGCGGCAGCTGAATCCCAGCGAGCCGAAGCCGGACGCATCTGTCCCAAAGTGTCCGGCATGGCTGAGCAAAGAGGCAAAGCGTGAGTGGAAACGGCTTGTGCCCTTTTTGGAAAAGGCGGGGCTGCTGACGCAAGCAGACCGTGCCGCTTTCGCCGGCTATTGCCAGTCCTATGCCAACTGGATCGAAGCGGAAGCACACCTCGCCGCAGAGGGCAGCACCTTTGAAACCCCGAACGGCTATCAGCAGCAAAGCCCTTGGGTGTCCATTGCGCAGACAAACCAGAAAAACATGCTGCGGTTCTGCACGGAATTTGGTCTGACACCGTCCAGCAGAAGCCGCATCGTTGTGGAAAGCACATCAAATCCGGAGACAGATGACATGGAAGCATTGCTGGGGGATGGCGGATGATGGGGAAAAATGACCGCCGTCCGGCGGAATTTCCCCGTCTGGAACACTATACACCGTCCGGATTCATGCTCCCTACGTCCCATTATGATGCCAAAAAGGCAGACCGAGCCGTGGCATTTATCGAAAATCTCCGGCACACCAAGGGAAAATGGGCAGGCAAGCGGTTCTGGCTGCTGCCGTGGCAGGAGCAGATCATCCGGGACGTGTTCGGCATCGTCAAAGAAAACGGCAAGCGGCAGTTTCTCACGGCGTATGTGGAGATCCCCAAGAAAAACGGCAAGTCAGAACTGGCGGCAGCGGTCGCCCTGTACCTGCTGTACGGGGACAACGAGCCGTCCGCCGAGGTGTACGGCTGTGCCGCAGATCGGCAGCAGGCATCTATCGTTTATGACGTGGCAAAGCAGATGATCGCACAGTCGCCGGCACTGGAAAAGCGGTCGAAGGTCATCGATTCTGTCAAGCGTGTGGTGAACTACAGCAATGCCGGATTCTATCAGGTGTTGTCCGCAGAAGTCGGCACCAAGCACGGGCTGAACGTGTCCGGTCTGGTGTTTGACGAGCTGCACGCACAGCCGAACCGGAAGCTCTGGGACGTTATGACCAAGGGTTCCGGCGACGCCAGAGAGCAGCCGCTGTTCTTTGCCATCACCACTGCCGGAAACGACCGGAACAGCGTGTGCTGGGAACAGCACCAGCTGGCGACGGACATTCTCCGAGGCAGAAAGGCAGATCCCACCTACTATCCGGTGGTCTACGGCTTGTCCGACGAGGAGGACTGGAACGAGGAGAAGAACTGGTACAAGGCGAATCCCTCACTGGGGTACACCATCCAGATCGACCGTGTCCGGAATCTGTACCGACAGGCACTGGACAATCCGGCGGACGAGAACAACTTCAAGCAGCTGCGTCTGAATATGTGGGTGTCCTCCACCGTGGGCTGGATTCCGGAACACGTCTGGGACTGGGGCAGCAAGCCCATTGACACAGCGGCTTTGGAAGGCAGAACGTGCTACGCCGGACTGGACCTGTCCTCCACCACGGACATCACCGCATTTGTGCTGGTGTTTCCGCCGGAGAGCGGGGACGCACCCTACACTGTGCTGCCCTACTTCTGGCTGCCGGAGGATACGCTGGACTTGCGTGTCCGGCGTGACCACGTCATGTACGATGTGTGGGAAAAGCAGGGATACATCTGCACCACCGAGGGCAACGTGGTACACTACGGCTTTATCAAAAAGTTCATTGACGATCTGGGACGGAAATTCCACATCAAGGAGATCGCCTTTGACCGTTGGAACGCAGTGCAGATGGCACAGGACTTAGAGGACATGGGTTTTACCATGGTGCAGTTCGGACAGGGCTTTCGTGACATGAGTCCGCCGTCCAAGGAGCTGATGCGGCTGCTGCTGGAAAAGCGTATCCGGCACGGCGGAAATCCGGTGCTGCGGTGGATGTCGGGGAATGCCGTGGTCAGGCGTGACCCTGCCGGCAACATCAAACCGGACAAAGAAAAATCCACAGAGAAGATCGACGGCATTGTGGCGCTGGTCATGGCACTGGATCGCTGCATCCGGCACAAGGATGAAACGGAGCGCAGCGTATACGATGAACGGGAACTTCTTGTTTTTTGAGGTGATGACATATGGGAATTTTCAGCGGGCTCTTCAAGTCCAGAGATAAGCCGAAGAATTACTATCAGAGTCCGTCTTATGCGTACTGGTTCGGGCGGGCGAAGAGCGGCGCACCTGTGAATGCTTTTACGGCGATGCAGCAAAGCGCTGTGTATGCCTGCATCAAGGTGCTGTCAGAGTCTGTGGCGCAGCTTCCGCTGCATTTGTACATGCGTACCGATCACGGCAAGGAAGAGGCGACAAAGCTTCCGCTGTATCGGGTGCTGCACGACCAGCCGAATCCGGAGATGACATCGTACACATTCCGTGAGGTCATGATGGTGCACATCCTGATCTACGGCAATGCCTATGCGCAGATCATCCGTGACGGCAGAGGCAATGTGATCGGGCTGTATCCGCTGACGGCGAACCGTGTCCGGGTTGATCGGGATGACAAGGGCAATCTGATCTACATCTATCGCCGATACGATGAGGCAAACCCAAACTTTCGGGAGCAGGGAGAAATTGTGCTGTACGACTTCGATGTGCTGCACATTCCCGGTATGGGATTCGACGGACTGGTAGGATATTCTCCCATCGCTCTGGCACGGAACGCCATCGGTCTGGCACTGGACTGTGATGATTATGGTTCCAGCTTTTTCGCCAACGGGGCAGCCCCCAGCGGCGTGCTGAAACATCCGGGCGTGCTGAAAGACCCGCAGAAGGTGCGTGACGCATGGGAAAAGGCATACGGCGGAGCAGGGAACTCCCACAAGACCGCCGTGTTGGAAGAGGGCATGGACTACCAGCCCATTTCCATGACACCCCAGGATTCGCAGTTTCTGGAGACACGAAAGTTCCAGATCGAGGAGATCGCCCGGCTGTACCGGGTGCCGCTGCACATGATCGGCGATCTGGATCACGCCACGTTTTCCAACATCGAGCAGCAGTCGCTGGAATTTGTCCAGTATACGCTGATGCCGTGGCTGACACGGTGGGAGCAGGAGATTCAGCGTTCCCTGCTCCTGCCGCAGGACACAGGGAAATACTTTGCAAAGTTCAACGTGGACGGCATGCTCCGGGGCGACTATAACAGCCGGATGCAGGGATATGCCACTGCACGGCAGAACGGCTGGATGTCTGCCAACGACATTCGGGAGCGTGAGGACGACAATCTGATTCCGGCAGAAGAGGGCGGAGATTTGTATCTGGTAAACGGCAGCTTCACAAAAATGCAGGAAGCGGGAGCGTTTGCAAATGGAGGTGAAAGCAATTGAACAGGTTTTGGAAATGGATGAAAAACGAGGCGGGAGCGGAACGTGATCTGTACCTTGACGGTGCGATTGCACAGGATTCCTGGTTCGAGGATGATGTCACGCCGGCGGCTTTTCAGGCAGAGCTGAAACAGCATACCGGAGATGTGACCGTCTGGATCAACTCGCCCGGCGGAGATGTGTTCGCAGCGGCGCAGATCTACACCATGCTGCGGAATCACGCCGGAAAGGTTACAGTGAAGATCCACGGCATTGCTGCATCTGCTGCATCGGTGGTGGCGATGGCAGGGGACACTACGCTCATCAGCCCGGTGGGAATGCTGATGATCCACAATCCGTCCACCATGGCAGCCGGCGAGAAAAAGGATATGGAGCAGGCGATCGCTGTACTGGAGGAAGTCAAGGAATCCATCCTGAACGCCTATGTGGCAAAGACCGGGCTTTCCCGGAATCGTCTGGCAAAGATGATGGATGCGGAAACATGGCTGAATGCCAACGAGGCAATGCGGCTGGGATTCGTGGACGGCATCCTGTTTGCCGAGGACGATCCGGACAAAAAGCCGGAGGAAGAAGAACCCGACGAAGAGCCGGAAGAGAATCCGGACGAACCCGAAGAAGAGCCGGAGGAAGAACCGGATGAGCCGGACGACCCCGACAAGAAAGAACCCCCTGCACAGGCATATTCGCAGAAGCGCATGGTACAGTCGTTTCTGGCGAAGCTGGGGCAGAGCAAAAGCGACAAGACCGTGGACGCTGTACAGCTGCGTGCACGTCTGAATCTATTGAAGCCGTAAGGAGGAAAAGCGAATGACTATGACAGAAAGAATGCAGCGCCTGACAGCGCTCCGGCAGGAGCGTGCTGCAAAGTGGGATACTGCACGTGAATTCTTGGACGCCAAGACACACAATGACAAAATGAGTGAAGCCGATGCGGCGACTTATGATGCGATGGAAAAGGAACTGACCGACCTCGGCAAAGACATCGCCCGTCTGGAACGTGCCAATGAGATGGAGGGTGTACTGAATGCGTCCGGTGCTCCGATTCTGGGCGTGCCGGGAAATGCAAAGAGCGCAGGAACCGGAACTGCCTCCGCAGAGTACAAGGAAGCGTTCTGGAATTCTGTCCGAAACAAGAACCATACCGCTGCGGTGCAGAATGCATTGCAGGTGGGAACGGATTCTGAGGGCGGTTATCTGGTGCCGGACGAGTTCGAGCGTCAGCTGATCGAGGCGCTGGAAGAGGAGAACGTGTTCCGAACGCTGGCGACTGTGATCACCACCGCATCCGGCGACCGGAAGATTCCCATTGTCAGCGACAAGGGCGAAGCATCGTGGATCGATGAAGAGGGCACCTTCCCGCTGTCCGATGACACCTTTGGTCAGAAGTCTCTGGGTGCATACAAACTGGGTACGGCGCTGAAGATTTCCACAGAACTGCTGCACGACTCTGCTTTTGATCTGGAAGCATACATCTCCAAGGAGTTCGGCAGACGGCTGGGTGCAAAGGAGGAAGAGGCGTTCTGGGTTGGCGACGGCAAGAGCAAGCCCACCGGCATCTTTGACGCCACCGGCGGAGCAGGCACCGGCGTGACTGCTGCATCTGCCACGATCACGTTTGACGACATGCTGGAACTGTATTACAGCCTGAAATCCCCGTACCGCAAGAACGCCACATGGGCGATGAATGACGCCACAATCAAGGCGCTGCGCAAGGTCAAGGATACGACCGGTCAGTACATCTGGCAGCCGTCTGTGGTTGCCGGCGTGCCGGACATGATCATGAACCGCCCGTATGTGACTTCCAGCTACATTCCGGCTCTGGCATCCGGCAAGACAGGCATTGCTTTCGGCGATTTCCGTTACTACTGGATCGGCGACCGGCAGGGCGTGACTTTCAAGCGTCTGGACGAGCTGTTTTCCATGACCGGTCAGGTGGGATTCCTCGCATCCAAGCGTTTGGACGGCAAGCTGATCCTGCCGGAGGCAGTAAAGCTGCTGGCAGTGAAGTAAGCGATGGAGGTGCTCTGTATGGTGACGCTGGAAGAAGCAAAGAACTATCTCCGTGTGGAGCATAGCGAAGATGATGCCCTGATCGAGTCCCTGATGCTGACTGCATCGCAGATGGTGATGGATGTTGGGAGAGTGACAGCGGAGCGGTACGAGCAGGAGGAAGCCTGCCACACCGCAACGCTGTACGCTGTCGCCTACCTGTATACGCATCGTGAGGAGGCAAACCACAACAGCCTGCTGCTGACGCTGCGGGCAATGCTCTTTGCACAGCGGGAGGGAGTGATCTGATATGGCAGTATCCATTGCCGAACGCAATCAGCGCATTACCATACAGCGCAATGAAACGGCGACAGACCGCATCGGCAACCACACCAGTGCATGGACGGATTTTTTGGAGCTGTGGGCAAACGTGACAATTACTGCATCCACGGAGGGAACAGAGGCGGGTGTTACGTCCATGCGGCAGACGATGAAAGCAATCGTGCTGAAAAGTGCCACGACAGCGGCACTGTGCAGCAACCGCCACCGGATCCTGTTCGGCGGCGAGGTCTACAACATTACCGGTGTGATGCCGTACTACACCAGCGGCGATCTGGTGCAGATCACGGCAGTGTCGCAGCAGGAAAGGCTGGTGGAATGTGATGAGCAATGTGGATATTGACGATCTGGCAGCGGCGGTGATGGAAGGGCTGGAGGAGTATGTGGAGCTGGCGGATGCGGAAATGAAAAAGGCAGTCCGGAAAACTGCCACACAGGTGAAAAAAGAGATCGTCGCAAATGCACCGAAACGCACCGGCGAGTATGCGAAAAGCTGGGCAGTGAAAAAGACTGGCGAAAGCAGCCATTCCATTGAGATGACTATACATTCCAAAAGCCGCTATCAGATCGCACACCTTCTGGAAAAAGGACATGCCAAGCGTGGCGGCGGTCGTGTGGCGGCACGTCCCCATATTGCACCGGCAGAAGATCACGGAGAAGAAGTGCTGGAAGAACTGATCCGAAAGGCGATGTCATGACTTACGAAGAAATTGCAGCGATGGTGCAGGAGGTCGGCTTGCCGTTCGCCTATCATCATTTCGCAGAGGGTGAAAGTCCACCGCCGCCGTTTCTGTTGTTTCTCTCTCCCGGAGAGGAGACGTTTTCAGCGGATGATGTGGCGTATTTCAGTTTCAAACAGCTGGACGTGGAGTTGTACACAGACCGAAAGCAGCCGGAACTGGAAGAACGGGTGGAGGAAGTGCTGACCCGGCACGAGATCTATTACACGAAAACGGAATCTTATATCGAATCGGAAAGACTGTATGAAGTGATTTACGAGATGGAAGTATGAGAATCCGATAATTGCAGCAGGAGGCTTGTATATTTATGGCTATGGAAAAAAACAAAGTCAAGTTTGGCTTGAAAAACGTACACTGGGCGAAGATCACAGGCTATGACGAGGACGAGATGCCGATCTACGACACCGTCAAGAGACTGCCCGGTGCAGTAAACCTGTCGCTGGATGCCAACGGCGAAAACGAAAACTTCTATGCGGATGACATGGTCTACTATGTGCTGTCCAACAACTCCGGCTATGAGGGCGATCTGGAGATTGCTCTGGTCACTACGGAATTTGCAACAGAGATCCTGGGCGAAAAGCTGGACGCAAAGGGCGTTCTGGTGGAATCCGCCGATGCGGAGACCTCGGAGTTTGCACTGTTCTTCGAGTTTACCGGAGACAAGAACAAGATCCGCCATGTGTTCCACCGCTGTGCCGTATCTCGTCCCAACACGGAATCCAGCACGGTGGAGGAATCCAAGGAAGTCAAGACAGAATCCCTGTCGCTGACTGCCTCTTCTCTGGTCAACGGTCTGGTCAAGGCGAAGTCCTGTGAAAAGACCGATGCCACTGTATACGCAAACTGGTTCAAGCAGCCGTATATGCCGGATCTGTCAAGCTCTGTGCAGATGACAGCTGCCGGAGAATAAGGAGGACAGCAATGGCAATTACCAAGTCGATCATCATTGACGGAAAAGAGGTGCAGTTCCGGGCGAGTGCGGCAGTTCCCCGGATGTACCGCATCCGGTTCCGCCGGGACATTTTCCGGGATCTGCTGGCACTGCAGGCAGACATCAAAGCCTCGGAGGAGACCGGAGAAAAAGAGGATGCCGGAGAAAACAGCACTGCGGAATCTTCCATTGTGCTGGATCACCTGGAAATCTTTGAGAACATCGCCTATGTGATGGCAAAGCACGCCGACCCGTCTGTTCCCAACACGCCGGACGAGTGGCTGGACGGCTTTTCCACGTTCTCCATCTATGAGGTGCTGCCGGAGCTGCTGGATCTGTGGGCGGCAAACATGGAGACTCAGGTGCAGCCAAAAAAAGATCTCGCCCGATTGACAGGGAAATGACAACGCCGCTGTTTCTGCTGCGGTGCGTGCAAGTCGGCATCTCTATCAACGACCTGCAGTATCTGACGATCGGGCTGGTGGAGGATATGTTCACGGAGCAGGGCAACGATGATTTCAAGTATCAGTACACTGCGACACAGGAAGATTTCGATCAATTTTAAGGGGTGAGAGAATGGCAAGCAGAATCAAGGGGCTGACCGTGGAGATCGGCGGCGATACCACCGGTCTGCAAAAGGCACTGCAGGGTGTCAACGGCAAAATCAAAAACACCCAGTCTCAGCTGAAGGACGTTGACCGCTTGCTGAAACTGGATCCCAAAAACACGGAACTGCTTGCACAAAAGCAAAAGTTGCTTGCCGGTGCGATCTCTGACACACGGGAAAAGCTGAAAACCATGAAGCTTGCCGCACAGCAAGCCGAGGAGGAACTGAAAAAGGGCAGCGGCAAAGTCACACAGGAACAGTATGACGGACTGCAGCGTGAGATCATTGCCACGGAGCAGGATCTGCGAAAGCTGGAATCCAGTGCAGCCAAAGCCGGAGACAGCATCGAAAAGTCCGGGGACAAGGCGGAGTCCAGCTCCGGAAAGTTCAGCAAACTGGCGAAGGCGGCAGGCAGCGGCGTTGCAAAAGGCGTGGAGACCGGCGTAAAGGCATTCGGGGCGTATACCGTCGCAGCAGCAACTGCCGGCACTGCTGTCAGCAAGGCCGCGCTGAGCAGCTACAGCGATTTTGAATCCTCCATGTCACAGGTGCAGTCTACGATGGGCATTGCCAAAGATGCAATGTCTAAGGTAGACGGTCAGAGCGTCAACACCATGGACACCCTAAACGCACTGGCAAAGCAGATGGGTGCTGAAACCTCGTTTTCTGCGACCGAATGCGCCGATGCGCTGAATTATCTTGCCCTTGCCGGTTATGATACGCAGCAGATGTGCGACACTTTGCCGACGGTGCTTAATCTTGCTGCAGCAGGCGGAATAGACCTTGCTTCTGCGTCTGACATGGTAACGGATGCCATGTCCGCCCTTGGCATGGGCGTAGATGAATCCGAAAAGATGGTTGACCAGATGGCAAAGACGGCATCAACCACCAATACATCAGTTGCACAGTTGGGCGAGGGTATTTTGACCATTGGTGCAACCGCCAAGTCTATCAGAGGCGGAACGGAAGAACTGAATACTGCACTCGGCATCTTAGCCAACAACGGCATCAAAGGCGCCGAGGGCGGCACGCACCTCCGAAACGTCATCCTGTCGCTGCAAAGTCCAACGGACACTGCGGCAGAGTGCCTCAACGGTTTGGGCGTAGCAACCTACGACTCCGAGGGGAATATGCGGTCACTGAACGACATACTGGGCGACTTAAACAACAGTATGAACGGGATGACCTCCGCTGAAAAAGACAATATCATTGGCTCGATCTTTAACACGACCGACCTCGCAGCAGTCAATTCTCTGCTTGCCAACACCGGCGACACGTGGGACAATTTGCAGCAAACCATTGCAAACAGCACTGGCGCTGCGTCCAAAATGGCGGACACGCAGCTGGACAATCTGAAAGGCAAGGTTACGCTGCTGCAGTCCGCTGCCGAGGGTGCTGCCATTGCGATCGGCTCAGACCTGGAACCGGCTGCGAAAACAGCGGTGCAGGCTGCCACCCACATTGTGAACGCCTTTAACACTCGCGGACTGGTAGGGGGCC